GACAACCGGTGCGCTGTGATGGCGATGCCAGGAGATCAGCATGTTCCCCAAACCTATCAAGACGGTGGGCCCGCTATTCCTCCATCCCGTGGGGATGTGAAGTGGGGCGCCGGCATGTTTCATCCACCGAAGGACTGGTCACCGATGCCTGAGCCGACATCCTCGACTATGGCCGGCGGGTTCGCTGGCTGGAAGCTGGCCAGTGCGCTGGGCTTCGCTGGCATGGGCGTGGTCTTTGCCGCGCTGGTGGTGGCGTGCATGCGCCGCCCGCGATCGTCTGCTGAATGGGTTGTCGGCCTGGTGTCCACCGTCATGGGCTCGATCGGCGGCGGGTCCTGGGTGATCCTGCGCTTCGATCTGGTGCGCCTGGCGCAGTCTGCAGATGAGGCGCAGGCCTACATGGCGCTTGTCGGCATGTCTGGCCTGGTGTTCGCCTGCGGGTTGCCCGCCTGGGCGATCGTGCGCTGGGTCTTCACATGGATGGCCAGGCGCGAGGGCAAGGCGATCGATGAAGTGCTGTCCGATCTGCGCCGCGGCGGCCACGCCAAAGACACTACCCCGGGCGCCATCTGATGCAAGACCACGCCGCCATCGCTGCCGAGCTCCAACAGCTGCCGGATGAGGTCCGCCAGGTGATGGCCGGCCCGATGCTGCAGCAGCAGACCGATCTGATCGCGCTGGGCCAGGATCTCGACGGCAAGCTGGCCGATGCGATCAAGGCCCGCAAGGAATCTGGCATCGAGGCCACCTGGCTGCAGTGCGAAGAGTCGTACCTCGGTATCGATGACGAGAACCGGCACGAGTTCCAGGGCGCCAAGTGGATGAAGCCGATGACGATGGATGGCGTGCTGACGCGCCGCCAGTCGTCCAACGACGTGCGCGCCACGGCTTTCCTGCAGGAGACTGGCCGCTACGTTGATGCCGGCTGGTCCAAGGTGTGCGAGATCGCGCTCCCGATCGACGGCAAGCCGTTCACGTTGAAGCCCACGCCCGTGCCCGAGCTCACTCTGGCCATGGATGACGAGCGGCCGGCCGAGACAGTCACCGGTCAGCCGATGCCGGGTCCGGACGGTCAGCCCGTGAAGGTGTCGGATCTGGCCAAGCACATGTTCAGCAAGGCCGAGAAAGCCGCTGAGCGTTCTGCCGCCCGGATCTATGACTGGCTGGTGGAGTGCAAGCACAACGCCGAGGTTCGCAAGGCCACGTTCGACATGGCACGAATCGGTGTCGCGGTGATGAAGGGTCCTGTCCCGCAGTCGTCCCGCGCCATGGTGGTCACGCGCACCGAGACCGGTGGTGTGGCTCTGGAGTTCGTCAACAAGGTCAAGCCGGGCAGCGAGTGGGTCGATGCCTGGAACTTCTACCCCGCGCCCGGGTGTGGCGAGGACGTGCGCAAGGCGCCGCATGTGTTCGAGCGCCTTCCGCGCCTGGCAAGCCAGCTGAAAGAGCTTGCGCAGGACGAAGCCGCCGGCTACATCCGCAAATCGATCGAGGAAGCACTGCGCGAGGGCCCGACCCGCAAGAGCCAGGACAGCGGCAACACGCTGAACCCGATGAGCAAGGAGCAGTTCGAGTGCTTCCTGTTCTACGGCCTGGTGCCAGCGCGCTTCTTCCGCGCCGCCAACCCCAAGCAAGCGGCCGAAGAGTGGGGCGACGACACGAGTCAGGACCCGCTGGCGCCTGAAGTTCCGGTGCTGGCCGAGATCTGCAACGGACGGGTCATCCGCATGGTCATGGCCGTGCTGGAGAGCGGCCGGCACCCGTATCACACGGCCTCATGGTCGCGCCGCCCGGGTAGCTGGGCCGGCAAGGGTGTGGCAGAGCAGTGCTGGACGCCGCAGCGCATGCTGAATGCGGCCGTGCGTCGCCTGTTGAGCAATGCGGGCTTGTCGTCAGGCTCCCAAGTGGTCATGGATCCCAACGCTGTGGAGCCTGCAGTCGCCGGCGACTACCGCATCCTGGCCGACAAGCTGTGGTTCCTGCGCAAGGACAGCGGCATCGATGACGTGCGCAAGGTCTTTGCGGCTTTCCAGTGGCCCAACAACATCGATGGGCTGCTGAAGCTGATCGAGTTCACGCTGCGGATGTTCGAAGAGCACACGAGCATCCCGCTGATCACCCAGGGCCAGAGCGGCGACACGACGCCCGACACGTTCGGCGGCCAGCAGCTGCAGGACAACAACGCGAACCAGCTTCTGCGAAGCGTCGGCTTTACGCTGAACGACGGCATTACGTCGCCGATGATCGACCAGTTCTACGAGTGGTTGCTGCTGGACCCGGACGTGCCCAACGAAGAGAAGGGCGACTACAAGGTGGACACCAGCGGGGCGCTGGCCATCATCGAAAAGGCGCTGCAGGATCAGTCGATCATGGCTATGGCGCAGATGATCCAGAACCCCGCGTTCCGGATCGACCCTGCCAAGTGGTTTGCCGAGTGGGCCAAGAGCAAGCGCCTGGTTCCGGAGACCTTCCAGTACACCGAGGCGGACTGGGAAGAGATCCAGAAGCGCCCGCCGCCGCTGCCGCCGGCTGTCATGGCCGCCCAAGTGCGCGCGCAGAGCGCCGAGAAGATCGCCCAGAGCCGCGACCAGCTGGCAGCGCAGCGCAACGAGAACGATCTCGACCGCGACACGCGCTACAACGAGGTGCTGGCCGCCCGCGAGGAAGCCAACGCCGCCGCGCGACTCGAAGAACTCCGTCTGAAGCACGACCTGGCCATGCTGGAGTTCATGAAGGACGAGCGCAAGACGCTGCAGGAAACCAAGACGCGCCTGGCCGACACCACGATGAAGTTGCGCGCCCAGATGACGCTGGCCGGACAGGACGGCAAGGGCCCGCAGGTTGCCACGCCGCCCAACGAGCCGCCGGGCCGCGCACCTGAAGGCGAGGCGTACCAGAAATGAACGCACCGCAAGTCACTTCACTGCCAGAAGGCTTCCGCCTGTCGCACGCCGAGCGCCATTCGCCGGTGTGGCACGCAATCGAAGCGCACCTGAATCAGCGCCTGGCCTCTCTGCGCATGCAGAACGACGGACGCAAGAGCATCGAAGACACCGAATTCCTCCGCGGACGCATCGCGGAGCTCAAGGCATTGATCGACGCCGGCAGCTATCCGGTGCAGATCCGAACGTAACCCGGTCGCCGGCCATGCAAATGACCCACGACCCAAGACCCACCCACGCGGATGCCCGCGCCGGTGGACCGCGGCCCGCACAACGGGCTTTTTGTGTGCCAAAGGATGAAGGATGAGCGGCGAACAGACCACCGGTGATGTTGTTGAGCGTGACGATGCGGCCGAACAGGCTGCAGAGGACGCTTTCAACTCCGGTTTCGACACCACGGACCAGAAAACTGCCACGGAAACGCCGCAGTCGGTCCAAAGCGAGACCACCCAACCCGGTACTGACCAACCGACCGGAAGCGAACCACCGCAAGGGCAGGCTGCGCCTGCGCCGAAGTACGTGCAGATCACGGAAGAGGACTTCGAACGCCTGAAGACTGGCGCCTCCTTGGCTGAAAAGCTCAAGGACACGGCAGAACGCAGCTTCGGAACGGCTTTCGGCAAGATCGGCGGCATCGAGCGCGATTTGCAGACCCTGCGCCAGGGTGCCAAGCGCGTGACGATCGATCCAAAAACGATCGAGACGTTGCGTGGCGAGATCCCTGAGCTGGCCGACGCGCTGGAGCAGATCAACGGCCTCGGTGCCGTGGCTGCCGGTGCTGCTGTTGACGATACGAAGCTCGATGAACTGGTTCAGGCGCGCACTGCGTCCCTGGAGCAGAAGTTCGAGACCAGGCTCGTACTGATGCAGCACCCGGATATGGAGGCTATCAAGAAGTCGGACGACTTCAAGGCCTACGTCCAAGCTCTACCCGCCGAAGAGTCCCAAGTTCTCCTGAACACATGGGACGCAACGGTCATCAGTGGCCACCTGAGCAAGTTCAAGGCGCAACAGGCCCAGCGCAAGCAGCCCACGCCCAACCCTCAAGGTGACGACACGGCACGAAGGAGCCGCATGCAGGCGGCCGTCACACCCCGCGGCAACGGCGCACAAGCGCCAGCGCCATCCGCAGACGACGAGTTCAACGCCGGCTTTTCTGGACGCTGATCCATAGCCGGCACACCCTTTCAAGGAAACCAGCATGACCATGCAAACCTTTGGCCTCACCCCGGGCCGCATCAACAAGTTCAAGGGGCAAATCATGCGGCACGCCGTGCCCATGGAGTGCCTGTCCAAGGGCGGCCGTCAGGTCAAGATGCCCAAGAACAACTCGGACACCTACGTGTCGCGCCGCTGGATCCCCTACGGCGCCACAGCGGCCAACCCGAACCAGTTCTTTGGCACGACCACGGCCACCGATCGCGGCAATGTGATCGTCCAGGCGCACCAGACGCAGGAAGGCGTGACCCCCACGCCGGACAGCATCGTCCCGCAGGACATCAGCGTGGTGATGCAGCAGTACAGCTGCCTCTACGGCTTCACCGACAAGACCTACGACCTGTACGAGGATGACATCCCGGCGGCGATGCAGGAGCAGATCGGCGAGCGCGTCGCTCTGGTGAACGAGATGATCATGTTCGGCGGCCTGAAGGCCTGCACGAACCAGTATTACGGCGGCAGCGGTAACAGCCGCGCCACCGTGAACGGCGGCATCAGCCTGCCGATGATCCGCAAGATCGCCAAGAACCTGATGGCCAACCACGGAGGCATGGTCACCCGCGTGCTGTCTGCGTCGAACAACTTCGGCACCGACGCCGTGGCAGCTGGCTTCCTGGTGTATTGCTCCACCGACCTGGAGCCGGACATTCGTGATCTCCCCGGCTTCGTGCCGGCCGAGAAGTACGCATCCGGCACGCCGATGGCCAACGAACTGGGCAAGGTGGAGCGCTTCCGCTTCATCACCAGCCCGGAATTCGTGGCCATCCTGGACGGCGGCGCTGCTGTGGGCTCGACGGGCCTGCAGTCGAACCTGGGCACGTCCATCGACGTGTACCAGTTCATCGTCACCGCCGAGGACGCCTGGTCGCAAGTGGCCGTGCGTGGCCTCGATTCGCTGGATCCGACCTATCTGCCCCCGGGCCAGAAGTCGAAGTCCGACCCCCATGGTCAGCGCGGTTACGCCGGCACGACCTGGTGGAAGGCCATGCAGATCGAGAACAACGGATGGATGGCTGTCGGCAACGTGGGCGTCAAGGCGCTCTGATGACCTGAAGCCCTGACGGGGCCGGCAGCAACGCCGGCTTGTCGGGGCCAGGGTCCGAAAGGAACCACATGCAGAACACCATTTCCCAGTGGCTGTCGCAGATCTCGGTGCAGCTGACTCGTTCCGCGCTGGATCGTCTGTTCAAGACGACCTCGCGCGCCACGAGTTGCGTTGCGCTGAGCTCGGCCGGCCTGGTCATTAAGGCGGGTGGCGGCGTACTGGCCAAAACCGGGGGGGCTGCGTTCTACGCATCCGTCAACGGCACATTGGTCACTGTCGCTGCCGGCGTTGACATGCCAGCCCTCACCGGGCTGAACATTTCGGCCAATGCCTTCAACGTGGCGTGCTTCTTCATCAACGGCTCAGGCACCGTGTCCGCCCGCTTCGGCGTGGAGGGCTCAGCCATCGGTCGCGTGAAGTGGCCCGACTTCCCCGATGACCAAGCGCTGGTCGGCGCGCTGCTGATCACGCATTCGTCTGCCTTCACCGGCAACACGACTGCGCTGGACACGGCCACCACCGTCTACCTGTCCCCTGTGGGTGCCGTCGATCCGACGTTCATCTACGCCTGACCTCAAGGAGTCTGAAACATGGACCATCTTCAAGTCCTTCCGCTGAACATCTGCACGGTCAAGGCGACCGCCGCAGCCGGCACCACCACCACGCTTACCACCACGGGCGCCACGCTGTACTGCATCCGCGGCAAGGCTTTCAGCCGCGCCGCGCTGACCAACGCAGCAACGCCGACGACTGACTTCAACACGGGTGTGGCTTTCACGGCCATCCCGGTTGGCAGCGGCGGCGTCTTTGTGCTGGCCTACGATGCCGGCGGCACGCTGCGCGTCATGCAAGGCCAGACGCTGGCCCTGGATGCGAACGGCAACTTCGTGATCGCGCCGCAGTTCCCCGTGGTGCCGGAAACCGTCACGCCGTTTGCCTACCTGGTGACGCGCGTGGGTTCGACCGGCGCTGCCTGGACGTTCGGCGCCAGCAACCTGGCCGGCCCGCCCACCGGTGTCACGCACACCTTCGTGGACGTGATGACCCTGCCGGATCGCCCGCAGATCTCCTGACCGTTGCGGTTGTCTCCAGCCGGTGTTTTGTGCGAGCCGGCTTTCACGGGCCCCGTCGTAGGGCGGGGCCCCTTTTCAAGCAAGAGGAATGACCCATGAGCAGAAAAGCGCCCGAGTTGCACTCTCCGGAGTTGCCCGTCCGCACGCTGGATCCGATCGATGACGTTGCTGATCGTGATGCCGAGATCGTCATTGCCGACGAGAAGCTGGCCGCCAGCGACTACGTGGACGAGCTCAAGTTCAACGAGGACCAGCTGACCATCGTTCTGCACAAGGGCCGCGAGAAGTTTGCCCCGGGCGGTCACATGTTCTGGTGCCAGGGACGCGGCGTGTACGTGCCCTGCGACACCAAGGTCAAGGTGGCCCGCAAGTACGTCGAGATCATGGCGCGCGCGCAGCCCATGGACGTTCGTACCGAGAGCCGGGCCGTCGAAGAGGACGAGAGCGCAGCCACGATCAACCGTGTGCACCGCAGCCTGTCCAACCACTACCCGTTCACGGTCATCGAAGACCCGAGCCCCAAGGGCGCCGCCTGGCTGGCCAAGGTGATGCGCGAGGGCTGAACCAGTGAACTTCCTTGCCATGCTGCAGCGGCTGCACAGGGAAACCCTGCGCAGCACCGCCGCACCGATCACCGTGGCCACCACGGACGTGCGGCACCTGCGCATGGTCGATGCGCTGAAGGATGCCTGGCGCGATCTTCAGGCCGAGCGCGACTGGAAGTGGATGCGCGGCACCTACGCTGGTGCTTTGACCGTTGGGCAGCAGACCTACGATGGGTCTGCCGACTTCAGCATCACTCGCTTTGCACGCTGGCGGCCGGAAGACCCGAACTACGCCGCACAGGTGTACTTCGGGACCACGAACAGCGCGATCGACATCACCCAATGGAACCTTGACCAGTTCCGGCACGAGTTCATCTACCGCCAGATGGGCGCGACGATGCCCATTGCGTGGTCGATCGATGAGGAACAGCGGCTTCTGATCGGCCCGGCGCCCAGCGCGGCCTACACGATCCGCCTGGACTACTGGCGCGAGCCCTTCGAACTGGGTTCGCTGACCACGGACCCCAACGAGGACGAGCCGGACATGCCCGAGCGGCACCACATGCTGCTGGTGTGGTCTGCGCTGCGCCAAGTGGCCAAGTCCGACGCATCGCCTGAGATCCTGGCGCGCGCCGACGAAGGCTACAGCGACATGCACCACCGTCTGGTCATGGACCAGGCTCGACTGCCGACACTCGGATGAAGCGACCCGGCATGCCATCGGTCCCGGTCAAGCCGGATGTCGTCGTCATCGGCGGCGGCATGATGACCGAGGTTCCAGAGATCTTCGCCAAGCCTGGCACTGCCCGGCTGGCCTACAACTACGAGTGGACCGTGAACGGCGGCGTGCGCCGCGTGGGCGGCATCGAGCCGTTCGATGGCCGTCCGTCCCCGAGCGCTGCGGCCTATGTGCTGCTGCAATGCGTGGCCAACATCACCGGCGTGGCTCTTGGGAGCACCTTGGACGGAGACACGTCGGGTGCCAGCGGAACCGTGATCTATGTGAGTGGCAAGAGCATTGCCGTCACCAAGATCACCGGCACGTTCGAAGACGATGAGGACGTGTCAATCAGCGCGTCAGTGGTCGGAACCCTGGCCGACTCAAACCCTCCGGTCGATGGCTTCCTGGACAACCAGCTGAACAAGCTAGCGGCCGACGAGTACCAGGCCGACATCACCAAGGTGCCTGGCCAAGACGAGGTTCGCGGTATTGCCGTGCTGGAGAACCAGGTCTACGCATGGCGCGACGCCATCGGCGGGGCTTCGGCGGCCATCTTCAAGGCTTCCAGCAGCGGCTGGACTGCCGTCAACCTGGGGCACCAGATCTCGTTCACCGCCGGAAGCGCCGAGTGGGCTGAAAGCAGCACGCTTTCTCAAGGCGGCGTGAGCGCTACGGTGCGCCGGGTGGTCCTGGAGTCTGGAACGTGGGCCGGCGGCACCGCGGCGGGTCGGATGATCATCAGCGCTCCCACTGGCGGATCGTTCTCGGCTGGCGCTGGCGCCGGCGGCGGATCGGCAACGCTCAGCGGCGCCTCTACGGCCATCACCCTGTCGCCTGGCGGCCGAGTCAGGACCGATCGGCACGGCTTCAATGGCCGCCTGGAGCGCCGGCTGTACGGCTGCGATGGCGTGAACCCAGAGTTCGAGTTCGACGGCACCGTGCTGGTACCGCTGAACACCGGCATGGGCAGTGTGCGAGCGACGAGCGTGCGTGTGCACAAGAACCATGTGTTCTTCGGCTACCGCGGGGCGCTTCAGCATTCGTCAATTGCCACGCCCTACATCTACAGCCCGATCACGGGCGCCAGCGAGATCGCGGCCGGCGACAGGATCACGAACCTGATCTCCGTGGGCGGCACTACCGACTCCGCGGCCCTGTTCGTGACGTGCCTGAACTCGCTGCACGTCCTGTACGGCACGAGCTCGGCAAACTGGCAGTTCATCCCGCTGAGCAAGGTCTCTGGTGCGATCGCAGACTCTGCGCAGGACATAGGCGGGGTGGTGGCGTTGGATACGCCTGGCGTCATGCGGTACCCGCAGACGCAGAACTTCGGCAACTTCGCGTGGGACCTGGCCTCGATGGAGATCCAAAGCATCACGCGCGAGCAGGATGCCTACTGTTCGGTCTATGCGGCTGGCCTGTTCGTGTACCGACTGTTCTTCAGGGACGGCACGGCCATCAGTGGCCTGCCGATCGGCAAGGGCAAGTTTCTGTGGAGCCAGATCGACTACGGCCGCGCCATCATCCTTGCCGAGAACGCCGAGATCAACGGCGTGTCACGCACCTTCTACGCTGACGATGAAGGCTGGGTGTACGAGGCGGACGTGGGCCGATCGTTTGCCGGAGAGTCCATCCCTCGCGCGCTGCTGCTGCACCAGCTGAACCAGAAATCGCCGATGGTGGAAAAGACCTTCCGCCAGATGCAGCTGCAGATGAAGTGCGAGAGCGCTTGCACGGTCTACACGTCCGGCGAGTTCAATGAATCCGAAGGTCCGAGCCAGTCGATCGCCACGCTTCAGCCCGGCAGCGGACTGGCGTGGGATCTGTCGAACTTCGACCAGTCCTACTGGGACAGCGCGCGCACAGGTGGCCTGAACGTGCCACTCGAAGGCGTTGGGACTGGCGTGACGGTGAGCATCGCAGGCGAGGCCAACGATGAACTGCCGCACACGATCACTTCGCTGCTGATCCTTTACACACCGCGGAAGCTGCAACGATGACACGGACCAATCGCTTCTACGAGAACACCTTCAACGCCCAGCTGGGCACCCTGGCCAAGTCAGCCAGCGTGCGCGCCCAACTGAGCGCGCTGCAGGCGGCTTTCAACCTGCTGCAGGGCGAAATGGACCGGCTGCAGTCCCTTGGCAGCATCACTTCGCTGGACGGGTTCCCGCCGACATTCACGGACAACGGCTTGAAGGACGTTCGCGTGAACCCGGGCGGCACCGGCCTGGTGTTTGTGACACCCGGATCGCTGGCGGGCATCAAGACAGTCACGGACACGGCCTACGAGCTCCTCCTGGTTGACGCTGGCCAGCTGCTGCTGATGGAGAACGCTGATCCGATCACGGTCACGGTGCCGGCTGTCGCAGATACGGCGTTTGTGGCCGGCGACGTGATCATGCTGAACCAGTACGGCGCCGGACAGGTGACCTTCGAAGGCGCCGGCGGCGTGACGGTGCTCAGCAGCGATGACCT